ACAGGCATTTCCTTTAAAATGTCACTCATTCCTTGAGAGTGAAATTGAAAAACACCTTCTGTCTCACCACTTCCAAACCTATCAAAAACCTTTTGATCATTATAATCTAAGGCAACCAAGTCATCTCTATTCAAACCAACTTGATCCATTGTATCCTTAATAATTGTTAATGTTCTCAAACCTAAAATATCAAGTTTCAAAAAGCCCAATTTATCAATTTCTTTTCCATCCAAAGCAGTCACAATAGTTCCATTTTGTCCACCTCTAAGTTCCAAAGGCATAACATTTGTTAGTGGAAATGGTGCTACAGCAACCCCTGCTGCATGTATTCCTTTTTGTCTGATTCTGCTTTCTAAATTTTTACAGTGTCTTTTAACTTGTGGGTGCTTTTTATCAAACTTTTTTGCTTCTTTGAATTCATTAAATGTATCAATTAAAGTCTGATCTGCTCTTTCATCACCACCAGATCTTTGAATGACTAAGTTTGAAACCTTATCCACTTCATTCTTTGGAATATCATAAACTCTGCTAACATCTCTCAATACCTGTTTGCCTTTTAAAGTTCCATATGATCCAATACTAGCAGCACAATCCTTCCCATATTTTTCATACAAATATTGTTTAATTTCATTTCTTCTGTCATCTTGAAAATCCATATCAATATCTGGACTTGTTACCCTATCAGGTGAAATAAATCTTTCAAAGATCAAATCATGTTTAATAGGGTCAGGTGTTGTAATATCTAAAAGACAACAAACTAATGAACCAGCTGCTGAACCCCTGCCAGTTCCATACATAATATTTTCAGGTTTCACAAAATTATCAAACAATTCATAAACAACCAAAAAATATCTCACAAAGCCTAAGTTCTTAATTGTATCCAATTCTGTTTTCAATCTTTTTTGATATTCTGGCTTGTCCTTCCTGTCCAACATATTCTTTTCAGCCCAACCCTTTTCACATAATTCTACCAATTTTTCATATTCATCTTCACTGGTTTTTAGCTCTGGATATGGTGTTGGAATAATATTGTAATGTTCTGGAAGTTCAAAATCTTCAACTTTTTCAGCTAATGTTACAGTGTTTTGGATTGAATCAATAATATCATTTTCATCTAATTTTGGATGATTAGTTTTCATCAAATCAAACATTTCATCACCAGTCATAAGATGAAAGCAATCATCATCAAAGCTCCACATTTTCCCTCCACTATTAATACCTAACAAAACTGGATGAGTGTCCTTTTCATCCTTTAAATAATGAGCATCAATTGTTGCTACTGTTGGGATTCCAGTTTTCTTTGATATTTCAACTAGTTTTGGATTGACTCTGACTTGACTTTTTATGTTGTTAGGTTGAATTTCAATATAAAAATCTTCAAGCATTTCATCAAATGCCTTAGCTTGTCTCAAAGCTGTATCAAATCTGTTTTCTAAAATGAGCTGGGGCAAAGCCCCTGACAAACACCCTGACATAAAAATGACCCCTTCTGAGTGTTCCTTGACCCATTCTATGTTGACTCTGGGTTTGTAATAGAATCCTTGTAAATGACCTTTGGTTGAAAGTTTGATCAAGTTTTGAAGCCCTTTGTAGTTCTTAGCAATAGCAGTGAAATGGTATCTTTGTTCTTTTTCACCTTTTTTTCTATGTTGTTGAAAGTCAATATCTTTGACTAAATAAAGTTCACAACCTAAAAGTGCTTTCACACCTTCCTCTTTGGCTTTATTATAAACTTTCAAAAAGCCACCCATAACACCATGATCAGTCATAGCTATGGCTGGTTGATTATTTTCAACAGCATAATCTATTAATTCATCTGGACTTATCATTCCATCTAAAATTGAATATTCAGTATGATTGTGTAAGTTTATAAGTTGTAATTTTTCAGCCACTCTTTCACCTCCTTGAAAACCTCATCATTGGTTTTGTTATCAGTATTAATAATTAATGAATTGAGATCCTTTAATCTGTGTTTGAATATATTTGTGAATAAATACCTTTTTAGTTCCAATTCTTGTTCTTTGCCTTCCCAATTTTCATCTCTTTCAACAATGGTTTTATTTTTGGCTTTCAAAAGAATGAAATAAACATCATCTTGATTCCTTCTTATTTGTTCTAAGCAATAATCAAATATAATGCTCATTTTTTTAGTTATTTTTTCATAAACAGCCCCACTAATGAAAGATCTATCACAAATTGCGTTGAATCCTATACTTGACCACTGGTTGATAAAATGAATATCTTCATGATAATCGTTAATATGAATATCAAGATCTTTTAGCTTTTTTGTATTTCTTTGACTAGTTCTGAAAGCAATATTGTAATCAAGTTCATCCTTCAATTTTTCAGCCAGAGAAGTTTTGCCAGTTCCATCAACTCCTTCAATAATTATTAAAGACATCTTACAATCACTTCCATAGCATATTCCAACATTTTCCTTCTTATTGTAAGTGGTGGTGTGAGTTTGATGCTCTGATTGTTTGAAAATACACCCAATATTACATGGTTTTTCAAACACTTATTTCTAAAATCAATTGGATTTTCAACATCAAAACTCCACATCAATCCTTGCCCTCTAAGGTTTTTCACTTTGTCTTTTAGTATTTTTTTAATGTATTCACCATCATTTATAGCTTTTTCCATCAATCCATTACCTCTTTTGTGAAAATCAATAATTCCTCTCATAGCTGTTCTGTTTCCACCAAATGTAGAAAAATGACCACCTTTAGCAATGCTTTTACCAATTTTATTTTTCATTAAACAAACACTAGCAGGTTTGCCACCAGCCACACCTTTGGCAGCAGCTATCATATCAGGTTCAATACCATGATATGTTTGATAACCCCACCATTCACCCAATCTTATATAAGTTTGAACTTCATCTATTCCCAACAATATATGATTCTTTTTACAATAATCAGACAACTTCTTGAACCAATCTTTATCCCATTTCTGAAATCCATCATAAACCATAGCTGGAGTTATAATAACAACAGCAGCATCCTTATCAATTTCATTTATTTTATCAAATTGATGAGTTTCAGCCACAAATGGTTCATAGTCATCTAAGTGATAACTTTTTCCAGTCATATCACCACTCATAGCTCCATAAGTCCTTCCATGGAAAATACCTTTTTTGAAATAAATTTTGTTTCTATTAAATTGGCTTTGAAATTTTCTACCAAATTTCATCATTGTTTCAACAGCTTCACTTCCACTATTAGTGAAAAAAGCATATCTCATTTTACAATGGGTTTCATTACATAATTTAATGGCAGCAAGTTCCCTGATATCATCCTTATAAGCATTGGGCAAATGTGCTAATTCTGAATTTCTATAATCATAGCCTAAACTAACAACTCCATTATCACAAAACATATCTAAATATTTTCCATTATCAGTGTAAATTTCTGCCCCTTTGCCTGCATAAATTGTTCCAATATCAAACTTATTTGAAATTGGCAAAACATAATTCATTTTTATGCCTCCCTTTCAATTTCTTTTTTTATTTGATTAGTTGAAAATGTAAAGCATTCTCTTTTATCCATAGCCAACCTGCTCTTTAGTTTATCAGCTGTTGATCCACAAAAAACCATATCAACTTTATCCTTTAATATTTGTTCCAATGTCTTTATCCAAAAATAATTTGAGAATTTGTTATCACCTGACCTATGTTTCATAAAGGTGATTTGTGCTTTATTATCTGGTGAAACCTCCCAACCTGCTACACCATGAAGTTGCCCCTTTTTGTTGTAGAATCCTAACAACTTAATGCTTGTATTCTCTTCAAAAGCAAGTTTCAAATAACTTTTATAATGACCAATTATCACCATAAAATGTCTTTTTTCAGCAAATTCTCTCCATGCTTTGAATAAGTCCATAACATCCTCATATTTCACATCCATACTTATTGTATAATTGTCTTCACCATGTTCATACCTCCTTCTGATTTTGCCTCTTGATTTTGTGTTTTTTTGGATGTCTAAGATCTTATTCAAACCCCAATCAGATCTAATATAAAATTCATTGTAGTCCTTCTTGACATCAACTCCTTCAAAATCCTTTTTACACCAGCTCCAAGTTCTTACATTAAAACCTTCTTTGATTAATTGTTTTGTTGTATTATATGCTTTCACTCCTGAACAATCATAGGTGCAAAGTGTAATTTGGCTTTTTCTTTTTCTAAAATACATGCCTGAATTTTCAACCAATTCTGAATTTGTTAAACTCTGACCAAAAGCCTTCAAAGAATACCAAAAATCAATATAGTCAACAGGTTTTTTACAAAATTCTGGCATTTTTTTAACTTTTGAAAACTCCATTTTTGCCCTCCTTGTCTAACCTTGAACTTGCCCACTATCAATCATAATAATATCACCAGTTGCATAACTACCTTTGGTTGTAATAAAATAAATCCAATCAGCCACTTCATAAGTTTTCAAACCTCTATAAGTTGGAATATTTTTTATTAAAACATCATGAGCATCTTGTAGATTTTCAACACCATCCATTTTAACAATTAGCTCTTTTTTGATATCCAAGTCCATAGGTGTATTTTCAATCATACCAGCAGCAAATCCTACTACTACCCAATTTTCACCACCATGATATTTGTTAAGTTCTCTGGCTGCGCACCTAATAAAGTGGTTGGCTCCAGCCTTGCTAGCACCATAAGCAAAAGTTGCTGATTTGGGTATCATTCCTGTATGTGAAGTAATGCTGATAAAGTTCTTTTGATATGGTTCAAAATTATACCTTTTAGCATATTGTTGTAATAATAAGAATTGACCTTTCAAATTCACATCAATAGTTTTATCCCACATTTCCTCAGTATAATTAAATAAATTTTCCATTTCATTAACTCCTGCTGAATTAATTACAGCATCAAGTGTTTCATAATTCTTTTCAATATAATCAAACAATCCAACTACTGAATCATAATCACTAACATCTACTTTATAAAAATCATCAACAATATCATGATCTTGACCTACAATATCTGCCCCAATTACATTCCAATCTTTATTCTTAAACTTTTTTGCAATTGCTGACCCTACATTTTTAATGCTTCTGCCCATTCCTACTATTAAAACATTTTTACTTTTTTTCATTTTCAAACCCCTCCATTTTCATAATTTCATCCAATTCATTAACCCTTACAATATTGCCTTTAGTTTTGCCTGTATTATAGCTTTTGTTTAATAAATATACTTTGCTAAGATCTGCTACATCATTAGCATTTTCAAGATTGTCTTCAACAAAGAATTTTACCTTATCAGTTCCAAATTCTTTAATCAATCTGGCACATTTGTCTTCATCCCAGAGAATAGCATCATGAACCAAATTATTTTTTTTCAACCATTCTTTAGTGTCTGCAAATATTCTCCTATATTTTTTGTATGGTCTGGCTGAAAGTAAAACAATTTGATATCCATTCTTTTTTAGATCTTTCAAAAACTTCTTAGCTCCATTCAATACAGGGATGAATCTTTTTTCACCAGATTGCCTAAATTTGTCTTTCAGTTCCTTTGTTACATTTTCAGGCAAATCCAATGCTTCATAAATGTCATAGTCTGTTAAACTTTCCACTGAATAATCAGTTCCCATTTTCCTATTTACAAAATCAAGAAAATGTTCTGGATATTTTGCTAAAACACCATCAATATCAACCCCTACAACCTTATTTGCTTTAAATTCCAGTTGTTTTTCTTGTTTATATCTTTGCTCTACAACTGATGATTTTCTTTCATACTCTTTAACAAAATCATATGGATTAAAGCCCCATATTAAGCCAATTGAAAGCCAATACTTAAACATATCAGTCCATTCTTCTTTTAAGTTGCTTTCAATAAAGTCATCCTTGTTTTTTCTGTGAGCTTTCCAATTAGTTTCACCAATCAGCTCCATTATTTCATCAATTAATAACAATGAATATTCTTTTGTATGTTTGACTCTTTGCTCCTGTGTCAGATCTTTATAATCTACAAAGTTTGAATTGAATCTTTTTTGATCATTCCATATGTGTTCCAATAAACTTGGTGTGCTAATATCTTTTTGTTCCATTTTCCATACCTCCCAACTTGTATTATCTTTTCATCACTATTTTTTTTTGGATAAATTGTTACCCTTATTGGTTTATAAACTTTTACAGCATCACCAACTGGTTCACAATATTCTACATAATCATATCCAAAAATATTTTTTGAACTTCTTAGCATAATTGAATTATCACCATAATAAGTTACATTTGGTATTTTATTTTTATCAAAAGTCTTTTCTTTTGAAATCCAAATTTTAGTGTATTCAACATCATAATATGGATCTTTATAAATATTGAAAGGTGGAATTGTAGATATAATATAATCATATGAATTTTTCAATTTTTGAATATCATCTGGAACAACTTCAAACTGAATCATCCTGTTTTTATACCTTTTATACAGTTTATCCATAGCTTGACCCATGTTATAACCAAAAACTTCTCTTTGACCTGTATAACTATCCCAGCTACACTCTATATCACCATTGTAACCTAACTTATCTTTGTAATTTTGTTTACTACCTACATACATTACTATTATTTTTGTGTGTTCCAGATCCATTCTACAATTATAATGTAGAATTGTAAAACCTCTTGGCTTTTTGGGTTTTTTGTCTTTTGTTAAAATAGTTATATTATCCAAATTTACACCTTTATCCACTAGTGCTTTTGTTGCTAAAAGTCCTGATATACCACTACCCAGCACTGCTATCTTCATCATTTTCCTCCTTCTTTCTTTGCTTTCTTTTGTCCTTCCAATCTTTCAAAATCTTTCCAAAAGCAGGTGTTTTTTTAAAGCCCCTTGATGTTTTTCTTAACATCCTATTTTTAGACAAGAATTTGATTACATTTTTGACTTCATCTCTTTCCATATCAGCAATATATTCAATATCTGAATTCCTTACATAATCATATTGCAAAAATAGATCTCCAAGATCTGGCTTGTTTTCTAAATATACAATTACATCATCTTTTTTGTTTTCTGCAGTCCTTTCAGCTTCATTTTGTTGTTCACTGTAATCCCAATAGCCCATATTTGTTTTCTTGTATTCTTTATCTATAAAATCATAGACAAACTTAACATGTTCAGTTGTAACTATTACTTTTTCACCTGTTTCATCAGTTGAAAATGTCCTTACAGCTGCAGAAATGGCCAATCTTGCTAATTTTATTCTTTGATTTGCACCTTCTACCAGTGGAATTTTTGAACTGTATTGTTCACCCATTTCAGTGGCTAAATCCAATATCAGTTGAATAGCATCTTTATCAAATTCAACATCCTCCTTTTTTCTGCTCCACCCCCATAAAATAAGATCTTTACATAAATTCCATTTATATTGATGTTTTACTTTTCCATGAAGTTCCATTTTCTTATTTATTTCACTCATAGGTACATCTTCACTAGCACAAGCTACAGCAAATTCAAATCTGGCAATGTCTTCACTTTTTCCAATTAGCTTTTTTATTGCCCAAATTCCAAATCCATATTCTTTAAGTGGTCTGCCATCTCTGGAATTTGAAATCCATAACAGCCTTGTTCTTGAATGAGTTTTTTCAGTTTGAATTTTAGTTATTTCAGCCACCCCTGATGATCTAACACCAGACATATATCCAATATCATTCTCACTCAAACCACTTGCTTCATCTAACACAACCAACCTTCTGTCATTTAGTGGAATTTTACCCCAAGTTATACTCCATCTGCTTTGGGTTTGTTGCATACCTCCAATTAGTCCAGCAAAACTAGTATTTTCACCTGTAACCAATTCACCTAACTTATAGTGTCTCATTAAAGTTTGAGCTGTCTCTGATTTTCCAGTTCTTGTATCACCTATAATTAATGCTTCAACCCAACCTCTATTGACTTGTTGTTCTTGAAAATCAAAAGCCAAAACAGAATGAAAAACCAAATCCATAGCTTTGATCAAGTTCTGCCTTCCATAGATATGAGTAACATTGTGAGTCAAATCATCTGCTATTTCATCAAACTTTTCACCCACTGATTGATTTTCATTGGGTTGAAAGATCTCCAAACTTTTCTTTTTTTCATCATTCATTTCAAAGCTGGAAATATTATCTTGACTTGGTTCAGCCTTGCTAATAAGATGGGTTGAATATTGTTTCCATGGCTCAGGCACAGTCACCCCTTCTAGTGTATAAGATGAATTGGCTTTCAATCCATGACCAATGAAAAAGCCCCTTCTGATTACATATTCTCTGTCTTCACTACTAAAATCCAATTCAGGCATCATTAAAATCTCTTCAACATTTTGAGCTTCAATGACTTCTATTTCATAACTGTAACAATTTTGTGGTATTCCAACCCTTGATCTCAAAATGCCTTTTTGTTGAGTTTTTGAGCAACTGATTAGCTCTAAAATACCAGCATCATTATTCTCAAATTCAACAGATCTATTTCCATTATTATATCTCATAGGACAAAATTCACAGGTTTGTCCAGCATCCAAAGTGCAAGTTGCTTCTATCTTTTTTGGAACAATATAAGGTGCCAAATCTTTGCCTGATATTATAACATTCATTTTTATATTTTTGAAGTAGTATTTGCTTTTGCTAGCATTGGATAAATGAACATCATAAATCTTTTCATCTTTTGGTTTTTCATGACTGGATTTTAGTTCAAATTCAGGTGTTTTTTCAATTGTCCTGTTCAAGTCATCTTTAGTATGCCCAAACTTAACAAAATAATCAGTTATATCACCATTTTTTGGCTCACTGATAGGCAAATCTACAACCTTGATTTGTTCTGTTATGGGCATCAAGATTCTAGCAATTTTTTCAGCACCTTTTTTGCCAGAGTTGTCTATATCATATATGATGTTAACAATTTTATTTTCAAAATAATCATTCCAACTTGTCTTCCAAGTTCCAGCTCCACCTGTTACAGTGATAGCTTTGTAGCCCATTTGATTAGCTAAAATAGCATCCATTTCACCTTCAACCAATATTATTTCATCATAAACAAGATTCTTAATTGGATAAAGTCTGGCACTTCCATAACCTTGAGCATAACTAATAATTTTGGTTTCACTTTTAGTTGAATTTGGTTTGTATTTCCTCACATTCCTAATTTTGCCTTCATCATCTCTAATTGGAATTGTTATTCTTTTACCATCCCAACCTAATTGGTATTTGCTAATTGTATCTTTGGTTATACCTCTTTCATTCAATAACCAACTTAAAATCTTGTTTGATTTTTTGAGAATGGTATTCCACTTGTGAACTTCTCTTTCATCTATGGCAGGTGGTTGCTTCTTTTTGGGTTTCTTTTTATCCTCTTTTTTAGGTTTGTTTTTCATGGCAACTTCTGGATATTGTTTCCTTATCCAATCCTTAGCTTTGATTTCAGACAAATTTTTGTATTCTTTTACAAACCTTAAAAAGTTCCCACCACCTATGCAATCAGGTTTGAAACAATTCCACAAACCTGTTTCACTGTCAATTGTAAAAGAAGGTGATTCATCATTATGAAATGGGCAAGTAGTTTTGATATCACCTGAATCATTTGGTTCAGGCAGTTTTCTGTCTAAGATTTCTTCATATATTTTTTTGAAATCCATTTTTTGTCCTCCCTACTTTAATAATGCCCATCTGCTTCACAATTATAACAATACCAATAATGATCACCACTTTGAATTAATAGATCTGAACTTCCACACTCTGGACATAGATCTGGTTCAATATGATAATTTTTATTTTTATTAACAACTTCTGCTCTTTCCAAAACTGTTTCAACAATTCTCCAAATAGGTTGTTTTGTGATGCTTTTGATTTCTTTGATTTTTTTGTAATTTATTTCACTGATTTTCAAATTGTTCTTAGATCTTTTCAAGCCTTCTTTATCATTATAGATCTTTTTCAATTCCTTCTTGAAAATTCTATTAAGTTGTTGTTCGTCATTTTTTAAAGTATCAATTTTATCATCCAAAATCCTTTTACTTTCAAATGTAATTTGCTTCATTTTTTTCACCTCCTACAAAATTTTGCTTTCTGTTTTCACCTTTTTTCACCAATTATAAATAACCCTAAATGGCCTAAAAAAATACACTCTAGGCATATATACTTTGGGTTTTTGGCAGATTCTCCAATTTTTCCAATTTTTCTAGGCATATATACTTGGATTTTTAGTGGAATTTTGGCCATTTTTGGACTTTTTTTGAAAATTTGAAAAAAGATTGTTGATATCAATGGCTTCTTAAAAAAACCCCTCCCGACATGAAGTTCAACTGGGGTGTCTCTTCATAATTTTTATTTTTTGATGAGACACCCCTAGTGCCTATGAACACGGGAGGGGTTTTTCAACACCTTACTGTTATATCAACAATCTCATTTTTATTTTGCCAAAAAGTTCCATATAAATAAGCCTAAACCAATTTTCACCATATAAATAAACCTAGAATCCATTTTTGTTAGGTATATAACCTATGGATAAAATGGTGAAAAAAGAATTCAAAAGTTGAATTTTCAATCTAAAATGGCACCTCATCATCTTGTCCTAAGTTTTTATCACAAGGTTTCAATTTTTTCACATTTTCTTTAGTTTCACCTTCCCATTTTCTATGAGTAACAACAGCAGTCACAGCAGATCCTATTGCATCATCAAAAATATAATCTACAATTTCAGCAGGTGTTTCAGCTTTTTCAGGCAATTCTTCAATATTATACTTAATAGCTTCAAAAAATTCTTCAACCTTCCACCATGCTTTTGGTGTAAGAGTTATATTTGTCCAAATATTTCTATTTTTGTAATCACCTTCTGCTACTTTTAATGTAATATCAATTTTTGGATTTCCATTCTGACTCAATCCACCTTCCAAATCATAAACAAAACAGTCATAAGTTCCAACAGGCATTGTTTCAAAATCCTTGTTTTTATGCTCATTTTTATACTCATTCTTAATATCATCAATATTAATAGTCATTATTTATCACCCTTCTTTTTATTTTTTGGTTTTCCAGCCATTTCTATCACTTTTTTCATATTACAATCTTCAACTTTTTTGCCTAAATTAATTACATCAGGCAATTCTCCAATCCTATGCTTAGCATCATAACTGTCAGTAGGTTGTGTTAACAACTTCCTGTTACTATTTTTATCAACACCCAAATAAAATATGAAATCTGTAAAGGCATTAATATCTCTCATTACAGATGGCATAACTGCTGGTGAATACCTAATTTTGCCTGTCCTTTCATCCTTATCCTCCCTAATGTGCATAATGAAAATTGTTTTCATGTCCAAATCTCTGTAAAGTCTGGCAACTTTTCTCAATCTCATTGAAGCCTTATTATAATCACTCATAGTTGCCAAATCTTTGTCTTTATTTGGATCACGCTGACACTGTTCTTTTATTACATCAGTTACAAACCATTTTTCAATTTCAGTCATAGTATCAATAGCAACAGCATCATACAAATCTTCATTAGCTTTCAAATACACATATGCTTCTCTTAACATTTTTGGTTCATCTGATTTTGGTTGAAATATAGTAGGTTCATTATTTGTTTTCAACAATGAACTTCTACCACCTTCAGCATCAATCAAAAATAAATTATCCAAATAACTTACATAAGTTGTTTTTCCAACTCCATTTGCCCCATATATTACATAATTGCTTTGCAGATCAGATGCTTTCTTTTCCATTTTGTGAATCATGTCTTTCACTTTTTTACTCATTTTTTGCCTCCTTTTTTGTTTTTTGTTCAAAATCATTTTCAATTATATATTGAATATCACCACCTTTTTTCTCAGTCAAACATAATTCTTTGAAATCACAATCCCATCCACACCTCCCAGCCCTTCTATTCCTAATATCAGGTGTGTATTTGATTGTTTCTTTTATAGCTTTAGTGACTTGAATCAATTCCTTTTCAATTTTTTGTAATTCAACGCTTCCTCTATTTATCCAATCAAACTGTGTAAATGGGTCATCTTGATATTTCAATTCAGTCAACTTATCTTCATAATCAATTGGGTCAAATCCATTATCAATTATTGCTCTATAATATGTGTCATAATCAGTTTTCATTTGCCTTTTTGTCAACCTCTTACCACTCTTAATAGGTTGAGGAATGGTTGGGATGTCCAAAGCTATGGCATGGAATATTGCCCCTTGAATTATTTCATCTGGGAATTGTTGCTTTAAAGCCCAAATATAATAGTCAATTTGTTCTTTCAACTCCAAATTCTTTAGCTTTGAATCTACAGATCCTGTTGTAAATTTGTAATCCACTAACCACAAACCTTCATTTGGCACTTTGATTACTCTATCCATATAACCAACCAGTGTATCATTTGTAGTTGGAATCTTTACTTCAAACCTAGTTTCAGGTTCAATAAAATCAAATTCATCTTCACACCTATAATAATCATGGACACTAGTCAATCTTTTCATTACTTTCATCACCAAATCATAGTCCTCTTTGATTTCATCAGGAATGAATTTTTCAGGAATGTTATCAAGTTGATCTTTCCAATATTCTTTCATTCCAACCTTCCAATCTTCACCCTGTATCCATTTTTCCAAACCCTTATGACCCAAACTTCCCATGCTTGGTGCTGCTGAATATTTTTTAGTTTTCAAACCTTGAATATATTTGTAATTGAATTTTTTCCAGCACCTTTTCCATGTTCCAATTTTTGAATATGATAAATACATCCAATCACTCCTTCTCTTCAACACTTTCAGCATCTTCAATCAATTTGCTGATTTTTTCATTTAATCTTTCAAAATCTTCAGTGCAAATCCTGCCCATTCCATAACTTCTGGCAATCCTGTTCTTAAAATTTTTCAATTCATCAATGCCTCTTTCCTTAATGCCTAACATTTTTTCACCTCCTAATTGTCTGGAAATAAATTAAGCAATAATTCCTTTCCTGTCATTTTCCCTTCTACTAATGAATCAAACATTTTTTGTTTGTTTTCAAGCATCTCTTCAATATATTCTTCAATAGTATTTTTGGCTAATAATTCCACCACTGTAACATTGTCCTCTTGCCCTATTCTATGAAGTCTATCAATAGCTTGGTTATTGTTGGCAGGTGTCCAATCTTTATCCAAAAATACAGCAATGCTTCCTTTTGTTAAGTTGATTCCTAAGCCACCTGCTTTAATGGTTGCTACAAAGATCTTGGCTTCACCATTTTGAAATCTGTTGACTGCATCTTGCCTATCTTTTTCATCAATTCCACCATGTAAGATCTCTGTTTTTATACCTTCCTTTGTAAACAATTCTTTGGCCAATTCTGCAGCTTTTTGATATTGTGTGAATACTACTATTCTTTGATCACCTGAACCATCAATAATGTCCATTAAAGCCTTTATTTTGGCTGATTTCTTGAACCTCTTGAGAGAAGGTTCAGGGTTGAGCAATTCTTGGCTAACTGCTATTTGTTTTAATCTCATTATTTTTGCAATAATTATGGAAGCAGTCACCCTTTCCATTTCACTAACTTGAGCAACCATTCTGTCTCTCATTTGTTCATAAAGTTCAAGTTGTTTCCCTTCTAGTTCAACCCACTGTTTAGTCATTGTTAATTCAGGCATATCTTCAATTACTTGCTCTTTCATCCTTCTTAGCATATAAGGTTTCAATAATGCTCTGAATTCTTTTGGATTTTTTGCTTCACCTATTTCTTTTCCAAATCCATTATCATATATATGACAAAACCTATAAACAAAGTTCCAAAAACTACTGTATTTTTGTTTGTTCAAACTATGGAGCAATGACCAGATTTCATCTGGTGAATTCATAATAGGTGTTCCAGTAAGATGAAAAACCTTTTTAGCATCCTTACAAAGCCTGTAAGCAGCTTTGGTTTGTTGTGATTTTCTGTTCTTTATTCTGTGTGCTTCATCAAAAATTATAACATCCCAATCTTTTTTATAAAGTTCTTTGAAAATTGGATTATCAACTTTTGTCCATTCTCCATTTTCTTTGGCTCTGGATTTTTGCCTTATAGAAGCATAATTTGTGATTATGAATTCAGATTCTGTTTTAATGCTTTCCAACCTTTGTTCTTTAGATCCTGAAAGAATTTCATAATTATAATCAGGCAACCATTTTTCTATTTCTTGCCCCCAATTCAACTTAATAGAAGCAGGGCACACCACTAAAACACTTTTAGCACCCATATTGTCAACAGCAGCCAATGACTGAATAGTTTTACCCAGCCCCATATCATCAGCCAATATAGCACCCTTAGTGTTGGATAAAAAGTGGGTTCCAATTCTTTGAAAATCATATAAGGTTTCAGCCAGATCTGTTTCAAGCTCTTTTGGATCCACTGTATCTTTAGCTTTGATTGATATTAATTGTTCCTTTTTAGTTTTTTCATTTTCATACCATTCTTTTAACAATTTTGTTTTTTCAATTGAATATCCTTCTTTTTTCCATAAATTGATTGCAAAATCTACAACTTCAACTTCTAATGGATACACCCACATTTTCTTTTTAGCATTCCATTTTCCAGTGAATTTATTTTGAACTTTTTTACAAAGATCTTTTAAGGCATAAGGTGATTTGATTCCCACACCCTTCTTTTTAATGGTTCCACTTTTTAGCTTTCTGGCATGTAAACCTATTTTAGTGATACCTTTTTTACTTTTAGTCATATATTCACCCTCAATTTCAATTTGACTTTTTGGCAACCAACCTTTATATGTTACCTCTTCAATTTCAGCCTTTACACTTTCCAATTCTTTATCAGTCAACTCACTTTTATTTGGCCAATATACACCAATCTTTTTACAGCACACTTGACCAAATCCCACTAACTTAGAAGATGGATGAGTCAGTTCTCTTCCACATCTTAAACAATGGGTTGTTTCTTTAGCATAAGCCTTTCCATTGAACAATACTGCTTTTTCAGTTTCAGCCTTAATGGTTCCTGACATTTCTTGGCTAATGCTGTTTTTTATAGCCAGCCATTTAGCAAGTTTCACCTTTATCATTTTGTTCACCTCCATTTTTTAGTGCCAATGTTTTCTAAGACATCAAACAACCAATACAACCAATCCATTAATAAATTGAATAGTTTAATATTATCACCCCCATTCCCTTTGACTTATGGTGCCAAATATTTGGTTAAATCAGCTTTCCTCCATTTAAAATACCCAAAACCTCTTGTTTAGCTTTTTCAACCTGTTTTTTATAGCTTGAATCATAATTTGAGCCTTCTAATAAATGCAAATCTTGATGAAAATCAGGGTCAGTCACTCTGATGACATCCTTTTCCATCATTTCTACTAAGGTTGGAACATCTTTTTTATTGATATTCCACCAACTAAAATATTCACTCAAATACTTCAAACCTCTATTAACATTACAAGTGGCAAATTTCATAAGCATTTATCCCACCCCTTTTTCAAGTTTTCCAATTTTGTTTTGGCAGCAGTGTAATCTTGATATTCATTCCAATTTTCACCACAATTATAAACTACAAAAGCAGAATCTTCATTTTCACAAATCCTCTTTACAATACCAGTTTCAATTCTATGTGGTGTAACATAAGTCACTTTCATACCTCTTTTAATTTTATTCTTTTTCATTTTTACCACCTTTTATTTTCATCATTTTCTTCATTTTTCTTCATCCTCCACCAATCCATTATTAATATAACCAAAGGAAACAAAGCCAAACCAATATCCCAATCTGGATTTACAATCATTAGTTTTCACCTCCTTCCTTCCATCTTTTGCCTTCAAATTCACCTTCTTTATAATCACAAATTGGACACTCATATTGTAATTCCCAAAGAACACCATTCTCATAATCTTCAATGGTTTTTACCAATTTTGAACCATCATTTGGACAATATCTGTTCATCATCTTCCCTCCTTTATTGGAAATACAGTGAATTTATCACTTCTCACCAATTTTTTATCTCTTGCTGCTCTTTCAAAAGTAGGTACTGGAACCATAGCATAAACCTCTTCAGGAAATGCTTGAGCAGCAATAATTGAGCCAATTATAACATAATATCCATCATCTTTCATTTCCATTTCTCTTTTGATTTTTTGAAGCTCTGTTTGACTTTCCAGACTTGGAACAAAATCCAATGTTATTAATTCAACATTTGCTTCATCCTTATAATGTTTTTCAATTGGTGTAGCTGAAATAGTTGTTCCAGATGGTGGAAATGTAATAATGTGTCCAAAAATACATTCCCTACAATTATGATTATTAAAACACATATTGGGTTCAACATCTGGACAAAATAACATATCAATATCATGATTGGTTACATTAATTACATTCATTTAAAATCACCTCTTTTAACATATCAATTGCATAATTTGACCATTTAAGCTCATAAAAGAACCAACCACAATAATCTTGAATAGCAGTCATAGCACCACAAATTGATTCATTTCTCATAAATTCTTCAATAGTTCCATTCCCAGTATAAGATAAAACACCATCTTCACTTTGTAGGATCTCCATTATTTCAAAAATCATTTCCTTTTCACTTTCAGCCATCCAACCATACAAAAAGCCTTCATTTTCATAATCATATCTACTATATAACCAAACAATATTTCCATTTTCATCTTTCCATTTTGTAAATCCATATTCCAAACTAACCAACATATCACAATCAAGTCCTTCCAACCAATACCTTTCAAAATCTGTTAATTCAAGCACTTTAAGCATTAATTCCACCCCTTTCACATTATCTCCACCCATTCTATTGTTGTTCCGCATTCTCTGTGGTAGTAACCTCTACCATCATTCATTGGCTCTGTCCTTCTTGATTTAGTTCCTACAACCCTTTCACATTCAGGGCAATAACCAACATATTTGACTTTAGATCTTTCATCAGAATGAATTGTAATCAATTTCTTTCCAGCCTTCCTATTAACAATTCGCATCTCATGTACGAAATCATCACCATGTCCTCTAATTAGCATATGAATTAATTCATGAGCTAATGTATTTTCAATTTGTTCAGGATGTTTTCTGTGATAATCAACTGAAAGCCTTATTATTTTTTTGTTATAAAAACATCTTCCAGCCACAGCTGTCATCCTTCTTGACCATTGAAAAGTGAATTCTTTTACAACTTTTTTCCATTTTGGATAAACAAAACAATCATCCACTAATTTAGTTGCTAAGTCAACTAAGCTAACATCTTCCACTTCCTTAATATTTGCTTTATAATCATTTTTATATTTAGATCTGATTTGTTTTCTAATAGCTTTATTCATAAGTGTTCACCTCTTTAATATCAACAATATGAACTATTTCATTACATCTTGGACATTTATATTGTAGCTTATTTTTATTCAATTTTATAGCTTTTTGAATTCTAGTCATACCAGCCATTCCATCATGTTTTTTCATTTCTATTAAAGTATTTCCATTCCAATTTCTTGATTTGCTTTTTATTTCACATCTTGGACATAATATTTCATTGTCTTTAATATGGTTGAGGTGCTTATATTCTTGAGTATTCAAGTATTCAATAGCTTTGATTTCAAGTTCATCCAAATTTCCACTTTCCCAAATCTTTTCATTTAAGTCCTCTATTTCTAATTGGAATTCATTTTCAGTGTAATCATAATGATTAGCTCTATCAACTAAATCATCATAATCATCCCAAAAGTCTTGTAACCATATTTCACCTAAGGTTTCAGCAACTTCACTTCTCAAAAATCCTATCAAATAATCATAACCATTATAAAGGAAACCATCTACACCATTATTGTAAGTTTGCCCAACAAACCTACCAACAGCAAAAGCCAACTTATCATCAAAGGACAGTTTTTGAAATCCTTCTCTGTTCCAACCAACTTTGTTGTCTTCATCCATTAACTCCAACCAATCATTTACTTCATTAATAGTTTTCATTTTTATCCACCCTTTCATTCTTTTTTTGGTCTGCTCTTTTTTCAACTTTTTGAATCATTTCTTTTACTATTTCAGCTCTAATTTCTTCACTCCATTTTTCAGTTATTTCTTTTACAAAATATGAAGGCCAATTTTTTTTCAAACA